TGTACCAAACACATACGGAGCACCGGTAAATTGCACGGAATGCAGGGTGTGGTCTGTCCACACCAGTATCTGGCGGCTAGTACGAACAGCCGTGATAATTTCTGAGCCCTGTGATAACCGCAAATCCCCCGCAGTATTGGTAGCTGTTGGCGTCCAATCCACAGCGCTCTCTTGATCCGACCACCGGATAAGAAGCGGGTCTTGGTCTGCCGAACCAACCGGGTTAGCCCCAAAACAAAGCACGTGCCGGTCCACGTCAGATACCAAAATCTTACGCGCAACAGCCGGAACATCCGATGCTCCAGAAAGAGTGCTCAGCAGAACAGCCCGTGTGGTGACGTTATTTGTAGCATCCCAATAGTAGATGTTACCGTCCGCAATGTTACAGATTAAGTCTTCCCCAAAATCATCTGCATACCAAAGCCGTAACGTGTTACCGGCAAGCGAACCCGAACCCGAACCCCAAGTAAATCTACCCCACGTGCCTGCGCCCCAACCGGGGCCAAGAACGGTAGAGTTTAGGCCAACGCTGATTTGAAAAGCTGCCGTGCCGGACGAACCGCCGCCCGCGGTGCTGCCAGAAGAGGCTGAACCACCAGTATTTACTGTAAATGTTGTAGTTGTAGGAACTGATAGTATTTCGTGCTCTTTGTTAAGCTGCGCTGTAGTCAAACCATCTACTGCTGTCAGGCTGGCAAACGTAACAAAATCCCCAATAACCGCCCCGTGGGCCGTGGACGTTGTTACGGTAACCACGCCACTACCTGCACCACCAGAGGTGTTGATAGGGTTTGCGGGGAGGTTTACCGTCGAACGAATAGGTGTGATGTCGTTTAGCGCACCAGAGTCCTCAAGATAAATCTTTTTCTCGCTGCCCATGAACAGCAGGTTTTCAGACGCTAACGTAGTGAAGTCGTGCATATGGCGCACGTTGCCTTCAAAGGCTGTGGAGCCAGATTTTTCCCAGCCGCCGATGCGCTCCGGATACCCATAGGTAAAGCGGATGTAATTCCCATCAAACCATCCGCCTTCGTTAGAGTAGTTAGTGCCCTCTCTGTTGATACCGGGCTTGAACGCAAGTTTTGTTAACGGCATTCATTACTCCGCATCTGCTATGGTCAACGTGCCAGCGTCTACCTGACGCATGATCTCGTCGTAGTGGCGATTGCCAGCTTCAAGGGGAACGTGCATAGTGACGCCATCTACAACGATGCGTATGCAAGTATTGCTGCCTTGATATGCCATGTATTGTGCGCTTGTGATGTTCATCTATAACTCCGCATCGTGTGTCATATAACACCCAATTCCAGAGAACGTGCCGTTTGAAGGCCCGAATCCCTGCATTGATGTGCCAGAAATGCTCAAGCCGATATTGATTCCATTATCGGCTGTGCCACCGGCGTCATAGGTACTGCATCTGCCTGTGTTACCCGCTTCATTGTAATACGTTGTTGTAGGGCTGGCTCTTTTTTCTGTCCTTAGTCTTATGACTAAATACTTCTGTTCGTTGCCAGTGTTATTAAAACCATTTATTCTAATCGGCATATTTCCATCATATGAAACCGCTGTTCCGGGAGCAGTAGAATACTGATAAGTTTTTTCGTAATAGCGTTCACACTGCTTCAACTCATCGCCAAATGACCTATGTTCAAAAGGCGTGGCCTGTTCGCCTAGTTCAAGCTGGACGCCTGTTACAAACCAAGTAGCACCAGAAGTTCCGACAACATCTGCTTGATTTGACACTGTAAGGTAGTTTGCGCTTGACCGCCATTGTCCTGTTGCGTCTGCATTGAAGTTATCTCCACTACCCAAATCAAACCACAACCTAACACCTATTCCAGTAGTATTTAACCAAGTACCTGCTGTCTGAGCAGAAAAAGTAACCGTTTTGTGTTCCCAAGTGTTGGCACTGTTTATAGTATAAGTGTTTACAAAAGATAGGTCTGTATCATTGTTCCTAATCGAAACTGCGTAAGTTCCTGTAACACTTGACTTTACATAAAAAGACAATGTTACTGGCTGGGCAGCAGATGTTCCCAAACCTACGCTAGTTGTTGAAGTGCCTTCCATTCTTTGAGCAATACCTGCTACTTGTGCCGCAGTACAGCTAGTTCCACCTGCCGTGTATTTAACTGAATTTTTAAATGGTGCAGGTGCATCTGTGCTTTGCTCATGTGTACAAGTTGCACCAGAAGTGTTCTTAATTTGCCAACGGTCTACGGAATAAGAATTATGGGCTGTAGCTGACGCACCACGTTGATACACCTCTGCCGCACCATTAATCACAAGGTTCCTGTTTGACAACGCCGTCTGCGAACCAATCAGTGCGGCGAGTTCTGCTGCCTTACTCATGCGAGGTCTCCGTGAACAATAGTATTCGCAATATTGCCTGTGCCACTGCTTGTACTATGGGCAACGTACAGATGACATTTGTAAGCACTGCTGCTGGTATAATCTACAGCGTTTAGCCTGTTAGCATTGCCATCACAGTTACCACTGACAGCGTAACTGACACTCCCCATAGCGTTCGTTAAAGTAATAGTCCATGTATTCGGTGCATTGCCACCTTCATCGGTAGTGCTGGATACGTTAAGGCTATCCTGAACCACAAAACTTTGATTGATGTGATTCCACGACTTTGCACTGCCCCCTGCAACAGTAGACAGACCCACGCTGTTGTTCCCGCTGGCATCCTTTAATGTGTTTACTCTTAGTTCGCTTGCCATTATGCGAGGTCTCCGTTAACTGCACTGTAGTTTACTTGGTCAGATGCACTGCCTAGAGTGCTATTGCCCCGCTGAAAAACTTGTACTTTGTATGAACCAGCGGCTTGACTATCCCTGTTTGTTGCAGCTAAACCGGCAGAGTGACACGATGTGGTGATTGTGTAATTTAAACTGCTCATATTGTTAGTGAAGGCATAGGTGTAATCACCTGTTCCGTTATCAGTACCACTTGCAATGTTGAAAGAAGACGGTAAGGCAGCAGAATTAGAACCGTGAGCATATGCTTTCACTACGCCTGACTGCAATTTCATCGTAGCCGTACCCTCGCCGGTAATCGTGATATCACCTGCGCTGGTTACACCTGTGATTGTATCGACTTTGAGTATGCTTGCCATTATGCGAGGTCTCCGTGAGATGTGCTGCTAACTCTGCGGTCAACAGCCGAATTAGCTTCCTCTAATTTTACAGTGTAATCAGTGGTGTTGCGGCTATTGTTGTAGACGACAGCATTATTGTTTTGTGAACAATTTCCATTCACAACGGCTTTGTTATCACTCATGTTGTTAGTGTAAGTATAAGTATAATCGCCGGTTCCGTTGTCTGTAGTGCTGGCAATATTAAGACTGCCAATATCTTCAGCGTTTGATTCTGCGATAATAAATGCTTTAGTCAACCCCTGCACAACATTGGTTGTAGCACCCCCGCCTTCAGCAACAGCAACAGCGTTGTTGGCGACCTTTACATTCGTGCCACCAGAGCCAGCCTTATCTACAATGGTATCTACGTTAAGTTGGCTGGTCATACGATGCTCCAATATCCATTAACAGTGACGGTGGCAGACTGGGTGATCGGACCACCGCTTACGCCATTCTCATCGCTGTCGATTGTAATGTCCGCACTGATCGTTTGACCGTTAAGCCGGATAATCGAGTTATTGCCCTTGAACGGATACCGCGTGTCAGCTTCCGCCTTGGTGTAGCTGTTAGCTACAGAGAAGACATCGTAAACCACCATCTCAACGACATCGTTCAAGCTGGCCGCAGTCACCAAGATAATGCTGGTGCCTGTCGTGCTGGTGTAGTCGGTAACGGGCTTCAAAAGCACACCGTTTTGGTAAACATCCAAATAGTTGCTGTCTGGGTAGCTCAGTACCTTCGCATCAGCATCCGATCCGCTGAACGTAGTCTGACCCGCCGTTGCCTGATACAGGTAACGATTACGAACACCAACTGATGGGGATTTACCAATATATGATGACATTAATCCGCATCCTCTATAGTTAGTGTACCTGCATCAACTTGGCGCATGATTTCGTCGTAGTGTGCGTTTCCAATGGCTAGAGGAACAGTGTACCCCACCCCATCAATATTAGCCTTGATAGCATCATTCTCGCCCGTCTTGGGATGAGCCATGTATTTTGCAGAAGTAATATTCATTTCATCCATCTCACAACTCCGCATCCAACTGTAGGTCTGCCGTCGTAGCATTCAAAACATAAGCAACCTCATCACTGATACCACTGCCAAAATTGGCCCTAAGTTGTAAATTAGCCGCGCCTATAGTTGCATACGTCACAGCCGTGACAGAGTTTGTGCCTGAGTTTGTGTTGCCTGACCTGTGAAACTTATACCCAGTATCAGGAACTGATGGCTCTGCCCTCATTGACGTAACCAAAGGAACGCCTACGGCAATGCTTGCCGACCCTACGCCATTCCCTGCAAAATATGCGGAGTTACCCACCACCTGAAAGTATCTCTGACACAGAGTCAGTTCCTCGCCGAAGCTGCGGTGTTCAAAGTCTGATGCGTTCTCGCCAAGTTCAAGCTGCACTCCGGTCAGATACCAATTATTATCTGTACTACTTGCAAGGTTTACGTTTAAACCAGCAGCACGGTTAGCAGATACTTCCGAGGCCCAAGAAGTTGCTAGTGTGCCGCTTGTATAGGTGCTACCAGCAGCAAGCCACCAATTTATTTGCAGACTCCTTGCGTTATCATTATCAAATGCGCCAGTAGTATCTCCGTCAAAAGTAAGAGTTTTGTATTCAAAAGTATCTGCTTGAGAAATTGTATATGTCTTCGCAATATGCCTTGTGTTGTCTTTATCATTCAACTCAACAACGTAAGTTCCGGTTAGACTTGACCGTACCCAAAAAGATAATGTTACTTTTTCCGCAGAAGACGTTCCCTTTTTTAGCTCTTGTAAATCTTGACCTTCTATACGGTATTGACACGAGATTTGGTCTGCACTGGTAATACTTGTATCTGCTGTAGTGCAGTCAAGTCTCCAACTGCTCGCAAAACCAGCGCCTGATGGCACAGTAGAACTTTCTAAAATTCTATGAGTGCCAGCACCTGATAGCCCTAGTCGAAACCTATCTGGGCCACCGTAACTTGAACCTGTCAGGCTGCTAACGGTGCCTCTCTGAACAACTTGCATGGCTCCGTTGATGATAAGATTTCTCCTACCAGTGTTAAAGCCCATACCTTGTGGTCTTACTGTTGTCAGAGCCATGCTAGTTATCCTTATGCGTAGGGAGAGTCGCCAAGTACAGACGTATCCCAAGCCGCCTTGAGTTTAGCAATTGTGTCTGCGTCTGTGATCGCCTTCGCCGCTGGTGCATCACGCAGCTTGCCCTTCTTGGTCACTGACGCGGCCTTTGCATCGGCATCATCGGCTTCCAAAGCCTTCATATACACAACATCTTCTGCATCAAGCAGAGGTGTCCGTACTTCGCGGATTTTGTCCTTGAAGATTTCCTTGGCGGCTGTCATGTCTTCTGAAATAACAGAACCAGAAAGTGACCACGCACCACGGAAGTGGCGGTCTGATGGAACGGTAGCAGTTGAAGCATCAATCTGATTACCGTCTTTATCGACTATATAAGTTGTTGTCATAATACGCTCCTATGCGGCAACAGTTTCATCAGTGGCTAGGTCTTCACTTATCTTCCAAGCATTGCGCCACTCACGAGTCGCTGGAAGCTGTTCCTTGCGGCATATTACCATTTTTGGCTTGTTTCCGCTATCATAGTTACGCCACACGCTTTGTGGGCAATCTTTCATAATCAAATACTCAATGGCCTGCTCTTCGGTCATCGCCTCAATAGGCTTGGTGTTGTGCAGCAGAAAGCCACGAGTGTGCTTCGTGAAGCCCTCTTCGGCTTCGTCTTTGGCTAGTTCCCAGTACACTTCGACAGGTGGCAGGATACCGCCCTGTAACGCACAGGCCATCCAGTTAGGGTCAGGAACTAGTATCTTTGCACATTCATCTACACTGTCCTCATACACTACGCGATAGTCTGACTGCACACCCTCAAGGTTCTCTTTGGCCCAGCAGAGCCTATCCCATAGATGTGTGCCTTGAAACTCTGGGGTCACTGTCATGCGAGGTCTCCTATAGAAGCAATACAACATTCACTAGGGTTAAAAACTGTCTGTTGTGCGTACTGTGTATCTGCCCTAACCTTGCTTGTTAATTTTCCGTCTGTTGGAGTAGCTACGTTTGCTAGGGTATTATTTGATGTAGAACCACCACCCCCAGTAGGGCAGGCATAAGTTCTCTGTGCAAAATTATTAGTGTATGTAAAGTCGTGTCTACCAGATTGAACATCTGTAATGGACGCAATATTAATACTCTGCTCTACTACAGGGGTTTCAAG